GCAAGCCGCTGTTGATTGACACGCTCGCGCTGGCGCTGGAGCAGCGAACGATTACGCTGCCCGCGCTGGACTGGCTGCTCAGCGAGCTGGAGATGTTCAGCGTCGAGATCGGCGCGTCCGGTCGCGCCCGCTACAGCGCGCCGGAGGGGTGTCACGACGACGGCGTAATTGCGCTGGCGCTGGCGGTCTGGGGCGCGGCGCGGGGTACAGAGGTGCTGTTTGATGTATAAGCCCGCCGCACAACTCGTACTGTCGCCGTTTGAGCGCTACGACATCAAAGCGCTCAACTTGGAGGATTTTCTGCCCTCTGCGTGGACGGGCGTATTCGGCGACGGTGATGCGGTCGACGTGGAGACGGCGTATGAGCGCGTCGCGGTGGTGCGCACGGCGGTGATGTTACGCGCCAACGCGCTCGCGTCGCTGCCGTGGGAGATTACGACGCGGCGCGGTACACTGGTGGCGTTCGACGCAGAGCGACTGGCGGCGCTCATTCGCGGAATTGAGATCGATCTGTGTCTGTACGGTGCGGCGTATCTGTTGCGCGATCCGGCAGCGCCGCTTGGTCTCCGTCGTCTGCACCCGCGCACCATCACTCCGATCACCGACGCGAAACGCGGGCTGGTCGGGTTTGTCCGCCGCGCGAACAATACTGAAATCCGTTTAGAGCCGGGAACAGAACTACTGCACATCTGGGAGCCGTCTGTAAGAAGCGAAGTCGAACCCGGCGTCGGACTGGTGACCACCGCACTCACGCAAGCCCGCGCTTTGCTCGCGGCGGAGAGGTACCAGATGGCGTACTTCGAGCGCGGAGCGGTGCGCCCGACGGTGTGGATGTTTGCGCAACGCCCGACCGATGCGGAACGTTCGCGCTTTGAGCAGTGGCTAAGGCAGTTGGTGAGCGGCATCCGCAATGCGTTCCGGCACCTCGCGCTGTCGAGCGAGATCAAAACCGTCACGCTGGGGGATACACTGTCCGACGCAGTGCAGCCGGAACTGTTGCAGCGTGCGGCGGAACTGATGCTCACCGCGTTTCAAGTGCCGATGTCGCTGGTGTTCTCCAGCGCGAGCAACTACGCGACCGCGCGGCGCGATTATCAGACGTTCATTCTTCTAACAATCCTCGCCCGCGCGCGCGAGGTCGCGGCGATGCTCCAGCCGCACTTCGCGGCGTACAATCAGATGTTACGCTGCAACGAGGCGCGGATCGACGCCGTGCAGAATGAGGAGTTGGAGAAGGCGGAAGCGATCCAGCGCCTCACCGGGCAACCGGTTCTGACCCTCAACGAAGCCCGCGCACGTCTCGATCTGCCGCAGTTTGTCGAGGACGCAGCGGATCAAGAGTTGCTGCGTTTGCGCAACCGGCTGGCGATAGCGCGGGAGGCGGTGGCTGCCGGTCTCGATACGAGAACGGCGTTGCGGCTGGCGGGCGTCAACGGCGCGGTAAGTGCGGAACCGGAAGAGATTGAAACGAAGGCGCTGAAGAAAGAGGCGGAACCGGAACTGCTGCCGCACGAGGTGCAACTCTACCGCGACCTCAAGCGCGCGTTTCTGCAATTACGCCAAGTTATGCTTGACGGCGCAGACGAGATTACGGCGCAGATGTTCAGCGAGACGCTCTATCCCGCAATGCGCCGTAATATCGAGACGATTGCGCGTCTGTTTGCAGACGAGATGCGCGCAGCGATCGGCGTAACCGTCAACGTCGATGCGCTGCTGGCGGATTGGGCGGAAGAAGCGACGCGCCGCCAGGTGGAAGAATTGCTCTATCCGTACACGCGCGATTACATCGCCCGCGCGGTCGCGGCGTGGCGGCGGATGCCGAACGCCGACCGCGACGAACTCGTTCGGATGATAGAACCGGTCGTCGGGGCAAAGCGCGCCGAGACCGTCGCCATCACCGCCGCGACCGAGGCGGCGACGGCGGGCGTGCGGGCGTACCGCGACGGGCTGCGCGCTGAGCATAATCTGGAGTACGTGATGATTTGGGAGACCGCGAATGATGAGCGCGTCTGCCCGATCTGCGGCGCGCTCCACGGCAAGCGCGAGGACGAGTGGGGCGGGCGTTCCGGACCGCCCGCGCACCCGCGCTGTCGCTGCGGCGTCAGACTGGAGCGGATCGATGCGGGTTAGCGTCTCTGTCGATCTGGATAACGCGCTGCGCAAACTGCTGCCGCGTGAGGCGCGGATCGAAGCCGCGCTTGACGCGGGCGCGACCGCTGCGCACGGTATGATGCAAATCTATCCGCCCCCGCCTGCCGGATCGCGGTATCGAAGGACGGGCAATCTGCGGCAGAAGTTGAGGATCAAGAAACTGTCGCGAACGTCGCGGATCGTCGAGAACACCGCGTCGTATGCTCGGTACGTGTACGGAATGCCGCAAGCGCGGGTGCACAGCGGGCGCTGGGCGTCGGTGCGCGACGCGGCAGAAGCGGCGAAGAAGGAAGCAATCGCCGTACTGAAGGGGAGGTGAGGAGATGGAGTGGCAGACCGCGCCCGGCGCGGCGCTGAAAGCAATCGAGAGCGGCGACGTTGAAGGGCTGCTGGTGGTGTTCGGCAGTCCCGACGAAACCGACCTCGAAAACGAGTTCTTCACGCGAGAAACCGATTTCGGGCGACTGCGCGAAACTCCGATCTGGCTCAACCACGCGCAGCCGGTGAAAACGGCGGGCGGGGTTATCCTCATCGAAGAGCCGATCGGCTACGGCGCGTTGGAGGTCACCGATGAGGGGGTGATCATTCGCGGGCTGCTCGACGCGAAATATCGGTATCTCGCCCAGATCGCGCCGGAGATGGGCTGGTCGAGCGGGACGGCTGCGCACTTGGTGGTGCGCCAACCGGCGGGGAAGGCTATGTTTATCAAACGCTGGCTGCTGGGGCTGGATGCGAGCATCACGCCGACGCCCGCAGAGCCGCGCACAATGTTACGGAATGTCTATCGGTTAGTCATCAAGTAGGAGGGAAGTAAGGAGATGACGGAGATTGTGATGAACCAATCGGAACTCGCCGCCGAGATCGCCGCGCGGCTGCGTGACGAAGTGGCTGCTGCGGTCAAGGCGCAGAGCGTCGGCGTAGCGACAACACCCGTCGCCGAAGGCGAGGGTTCGTTCGGCGACTTCTTGAAGTGCGTTGCAACCGGCGACGTTCAGCGACTGCGCGCGGTCTACAAGAGCGCGAAAGCGCTAGACGAGACGACCGGCGCGGGCGGCGGGTTTCTGGTGCCCACCCAGTTTGAGGAGCGCATCCGCGCCGTCGGCGCGCCGATGCTGTTTGATCAACTCGTCGCCGCCGGTCGCGGTCCGTTGATGCTGCGCACGAACGCGGCGGAGTTGGCGCTGCCGGTGCTGGAGCAAGACCAAGCGCCGAACGTCGAGAGCAGCGCGCTCGTCGGCGGCGTGCGGCTGGTCTGGCGTGAGCAGAGCGCAGACGTTGCGGAAAGCGAACCGCGCTTCGAGCAGCGCATCTTCCGCCCGCACGCGGCAGACGCCTACGTTGCTGCGTCAACCGAACTGATCTCCGACGCGCCGCAGGCGCTGGAGGACACGCTTGTCACGCTGTTCGGGCGCGCGTACGCGGTGCTGAGAGCGCGAGTGATGCTGCGGGGAACCGGCGTCGGGCAGCCGCGCGGGATTGTGGGGCATCCCGCGACGATCAGCGTTGCCCGCTCCACCACCGGCACGCAAGTCGAGCGGGACACCGATACGATTCTCGCAATGATCCAGCGCTTGTTGCCCGGCAGCGCTACCGCGGTGTGGATCGCCCATCCGTTCTGGAGGGCGCGGTTGATGGCGACGCGGCTTGCGGAAACGCTGCTCTATACCGTCAACGGGCAGTCGCTGGTGTACGGCGATACGCTGGCGGGCATCCCGATTGCGTACAGCGAGCACCTGCCGGCGGTAACCGACGCGGGATCGCTCATCCTCGCCGATCTGTCGTATTACGCGATGGTGGAGCGCGCGGGGTTCAGCGTCGCGTTCAGCGAGCACGTGCGCTTCCTCAAGCGGCAGTCGGTGTGGTTGTTCGGCGTGCGGATCGACGGCGCGCCGCTCGTCAACGCGCCGCTGATCCTCGCGGACGGCGCGGGTACGAACACCGTCAGCCCGTTCGTTGAGATCGCAGCCGGGCAGTAGTAAGCAAGGGCGTCACAACACAGTATAGAAATAAAAGAAGATGCTGTGTTGTGACGCTGCTGATAACACCGGCGGGCGCAGGGGAGTACTACGTTTGGGTGAGGCGGACTGTCACAACACTGCATATAGATAAAAGAAGATGCTGTGTTGTGACACTGCTGATGACCAACCCGCGCCGGGCGCGGGCGTCACAACAGTCGGGCGCTGTCACAACACATCATATAAATAAAAGAAGATGATGTGTTGTGGCGGCGACGGGATACGGATCAACGGTTGAATAGACGACGGGCGTTGTCACAACACTGTATAGAAAGAAAAGAAGATGCTGTGTTGTGACGGCGCACTAGAGGAGGAGCATACGATGCTTGTTCAGGAGACCATTCAGCCGCTGCTGCGCTACTTCAACGCGAACGTAACAGCGCCTGCGGACACGTCGGTTATCAGCATCGCAAACGCGCAGGCGGTGCGTATCGTTGCACACACCGGGACGGTGACCGACTCCGCGTCGTTGCAGGTGCACGTCAACACAACGAACAGCACGAACGGCGCGACGCAGATGACGGATAAAACAATCACATCACTGGCGGCGAACTCGACGTATGAGATTTTCGTGACCGGCGCGGAAGCGTATGCGGCGATGACGCACGCTTCGTATATGTTCGTTCGCATCGCCGGAACGGGAACGGCGCAGATCGCAATCGAGATTTCCGCGTTCCCGGCGCGCGACGTTCCCGCGTCGCTGCCGTCCGGTTGGACGCGGGTGTTGTGAGGTGACGGATGTACGCGACGTTGGCGCAGTTGAGGGACTACCTTAGCGTCACAACAACTGTTGATGACGCGCTGCTAACCGATCTGCTCACACGCGCAACTGCGGTTATCGAACAGACGACGCGCAAGACCTTCACTGCGCCGGCGGCGGCATCTCGGCAATTCGGGCGCGAGGTGATGCTGTGGGACGCGCAGTTGCAGCGGGATTATCTGCTGTTGCCGTCGGGCGTCTACATCGCGCAACTGGTCAGCGCGACCGACGGCGACGGTGATGCGATCCCGCCTACGGAAATCGACACGCACCCGCCCGACGCGCCGTATACCGTCCTCGCGCGGCGCGACCGGCGCTGGTGCGGCGCGTCGCAGCAAGCGACGATAACCGCGCGGTGGGGGTACAGCATCAACCCGCCCGCCGATATTGTGCACGCAACAATCCGTCTCGCCGCGTGGATGTACCGGCAACGCGGGACGGCGAACGACCCGGATCGCCCGACGGTTGCCGACGGCGGGCTGGTTCTGCTGCCGTCTGCGCTGCCGGACGATGTACGCGCGATATTGGAGCGCTACCGCGATGTCGTATAGTAGCGTCACCGACATCATTGAGTTGCTGGCGGGGCTGGCGGTGCAGTACAACAGCGCCGTCGTTCCCGTTCGGCGGTTATCAACGCAACCGAACTGGTCAGACGCGGCGCAGTTGCCGGTGCGGATCATCCCCGCGCTCGGCGGGTTGCGGCTGGTTGAGGGGGGCGTCTACACTCCAACGCGCGCAACGCGGGCGGTGTGGGAGATCGACGATCTGCTGCTGGTGCGCGATGTCGGGATGGGGCGCGGTGTTGCGGATACGGCGGCGGCGCTGGCGGACTACA